ATTAGCAAACATTGAACCAACAAACGGATATTTGTAATTTTTCATAAAACTATTAAAATAAAATAAAATAAAATTACAATTAATAAAGACCATATATTGACAACGAAGTTGGCAAGATATGGTATGGTATGGATCAATGTACGAAGGTCGTATGAGACAATAGAGAAAGCTAGGGTGTAGGTATTATGATAGTAGAACTAATTCCTTGTTAGATATTAGTTTACTGTCCATATACAGTAACCCCCCCGGTTTGGGGGTGTGCCTTTTGAATTTGCCATTAGGGAAATCCGGCGAAAGATAAACAACCAAGTGTGTGTGATTATACTAATAGATAAGTATGATGTTGCTAATCGTAGGTGGTGATGTATGTGTGTGTTGTTGTAAAATTATTTATTAAAAAAATAGTACCTTACAAACAAGCGAGGATATATACGTGCCCGTCCCTACTGGCAACCCATAGGCAGGGGGTTACCTGTATATATATTGTAGGCCTTAATTAAATACACACACACAAGAACGCAAGGGCGCATACATACATACATACGGGGGGTTATTATTTAAAATAGGTATGTAGTAAGTAATTTTTAATTAATTACTTCCGTTCTCCAGTCCTTATTATTTTCTTTTAGCCATAGTTGGCATTGCACAGTAGTACCGGTTTGTTCTTTCCATGCGCGGATTTCTTTGCGCGCTTTGTAAAAGTCGGATTTGTTACTCTTGACTTGAACAAGCAGCACTTCGCACGCACGGATAGCCAGTAGATCAAACATACCAAACAGGTCTGGACTGGCGTACTTACTGCGGTTCTTGCGGTCTACAAGGTATCCCTGGGACTCTAAAATTTTGCGGGCTTCTAACTCACGTCGGTTACCCTTTTGGTAGGTGTTCATATACATACAAGTATGGCATAGTATGTATTAGATTACAAGAGATGGGTCTTGCATGGTACATACTTGTATGGTAGAGTATGGTATATGAAAATAACAATAACGATTCCAGATAGTGTTTGGATAAAGTTAGAGAGTGATAGGGGTCTAGTACCCAGGAGTACCTGGATACAGGAGCTGATAATTAGTAAGAATAAAGCCACGTTTGATACTTATAGGAAAGGGCCCTACGTCAGGGAGAAGTATGAGAGGGCAACAAAGAAGGACATAGAGGCGTTTACTAAGGAGTACGAGAAGGAGGAGAGATTGGAGAAGTTAGTTAATAGTGGTATAGTTAAGAAGGGTGTTCCCGCAGATAAGGAGTTTACAGCTCACTTTAAAGATGATAAGTTGAATAAATCGATTAACGAGAATTAATTTTTTATTAAACTGCTCATGATACGCAAGTGTAAGGGTGGTTACGTAGTAGTGGGTGAAGAGGGTAAGAGACTCTCACGTGTGTATGCGTCTCGTAGCGAGGCGGAAAAGAGACTTCAAGAAATAGAGTATTACAAATGGAAATCAAAGAAATAACCTTTGACGAATTTAGGCGCTTTGGTACAAACGTGTTTGCGCGACACGGTGTTAAGGTAGTGAAGATTAGGGGTAAGCACGGGAAGTATGTTAATATTTACTACCATGACAGAAAGGACGATTTGTACACAAGGGACGGGGACATTTTAATTGACAAGTTAGGTAAGCGTTTTAGGGAGTGTAGGTTGTGTGGGAGTTTAGAGTGTGTGCGGTTTATTGTCCCTTTTGATGGGAGCATACAGGCGGGAAGTTACTGCCTTAGGTGTAGACATAAACATAGTATAATGGATGTAAAGGATGCTAAACGTTACAATAAAATATTATAAGGGTGGGCAAATGCTCACAGTCGGGTGGCGCAATTGTAAGTTGTGCGGACGGTATGGCAATTGCGACATGCACCACGTTAGGACAAGAAGCAGGGGTGGTACGCAGGAGATCCCACTTTGTAGGGAGTGTCACTCCTGGGTGCAGACTCATCCCAAGGAAGCAAATAAATTAGGATTATACAAATATGGCTACGAAGGGGTTTAATGCAAACGCACCAACACTTACTCCGCAGGAGACTGCGTTAGTAGTTGCTGCTGAAAGTTTGAATGTTCAATTGCGTTCCCGTGCGCATTTATTGGCAACGATAGATGCGCTGGATTTGTCCAAGGAGAGTGTTGATGCAAAGATGCCCTATGTTTTAGCTTTAATGAGCATGGGCTTTTCTCGCACGCGGGCCATTGCGCGACTTGGGCTTGTGAAGTCTCAGGTGAATTCCTGGCGCAAGAGTAATGAAGATAACCGTGCACGCTTTTTAGAGGCGGGTAGTAGAGGAGAGCTTATGCTAGAGGAGACGTTGTTGCTTGCAGCAGAGCGAGACCCAGAGTGGGCCAATATTGTTTTAGGTAACAGGGGCCGCAAGGACGCGCTGGACGATGAGGAGGAAGACGAGAAGGACACGTTTGATGCGACTGAATTTATGAAGAAGGGTAAGTTAGAGAGAATTAAAAAGAATCCGTTATCATGAACGAAATATTAAAGGACAAGAAAATGGAGAAAATAGCGATTGAGGATCCACGAGAGATTGTGGAGAGTATGTTTTTCATTGTAAACAAGAAGGGCCAGAAGGTGCCGTTTATGCTAAACAATATCCAGAACAGGTTTTACGAGGACAGGACTTTAAGAGACGACATACTTAAGGCCAGAAAAGAGGGCATGAGTAGTTTGATACTGGCCATACTAACAGCCCGGTTTTTATTTGTACCCAATATTGTGTGCGCATGCGTAAGCCATACAGAGGAGGACACCAAGAGGTTGTTCAGTAAAGTTAAGTACTACATAGAAAATCTACCCTTTAAGGTTGAGTTGAGCAAGCAGAGTGCCGGGCACTTCAGAATAGATTCTCAGAACAGTGACTTTATTATTGGTACGGCAGGTTCTAAAACGTTCGCAAGAGGAGACACAATCCATCAGTTGCACTTAAGTGAGTTTGCGTTCTATCCAAGTTGGGAAATGGTTACCGGTGTTATTAACGCTGTTCCTGACGGAGACAACACGTGGATAGTCAAGGAAACAACAGCCAATGGGTATGGAAATCCGCACCACCAAGCGTGGGAGCAGGAGAAAAGGGGGGAGAGTGTATTCAAGCCACACTTCTTTGGTTGGCAAGATCACGAGGAATACGTGAGAGACGCGACTGGTCTAATACTAGACCCACAGGAAGTGGATTTGAAAACGGCCTACAACCTGACTAACGAACAAATGGCATGGCGAAGGTGGAAGATAACCAGCATGCAGCCTACCCAGGAGTATTCCAGAGAGGATCTGTTCAAGCAGGAGTATCCTATTAGTGACATTGAAAGCTTCTTGTCTACGGGCCGACCTATTTTTGACCCTAAGGTACTGGAGTGGTACCGAGGGGTGTACATGAGTAAGCCTATTCTGAGGGGGAAGCTAGAGGGCTGGAACCCGCCCTATTTGGTCCCGGACGATTATGGTGAGTTAAGGGTGTACAAAGACGTGGAGCCAGGCGAGGTTTATGTAATAGGCGGAGACGTTGCACAGGAGGGGGACTACAGTGAATTGTGTATTTTAAGTAGAAAGAATTTAGAACAGGTAGCTACGTGGAGTGGTCATATTGACGAGTTTGAGCTTGCGCGTGTTGCGTTCAAGTTGGGCACGTACTACAATGGTGCGTTAATTGGGATTGAGCGTAACAACATGGGTATTGCAGTGGTCAAGAAATTAGACGAATTGGGTTATCGAAACCAGTATGTTATGCACAGCGTTCAAGACAGGTTCGTTAAAAGTACCAAGAAGCTAGGTTGGGAGACGAATACTAAGACTAGACCAATTTTAATTGGAGATTTAAATCAAGTAGTTAGTGAAAAGCAGATAATAATTCATGACGAGCGTACCTTGGGTCAAATGGCAAGCTTTGTTAAAAACGACAAAGGAAAGCCAGTGGCACAAATAGGCGCGTACGACGATAGCGTTATAGCAATAGGGATTGCGTACCAGATGTACAAGCACATTCCAGAGCCTGTTGCTGATGACGATGTTGTTGTGCGGGATTATCGCCCAAACACGTCAGCTAATAATTTTATTTACAAAAACCATGGTAGAAAAAAAGGTTTTAACTGGGACGCCGGTAGTACCTAAAATAGACTACGCCCACTTGGAGAGTTTACTCTCATCAGGCATTAATTTGTTCGCAGTGAAAAACACACTGAGTGATCCGTTTATCTACGACTGGAACTTAGAGTTGTTACCAGAAGATTTAGAATCGGAGTTTGACAAGTACTTAGAGAAGAAATACGTAGAATACGGGAGAGAGAATTTAATAGGGCGAGCGCGCATGGTCGCATTGTTTGAGAATGGTAGAACGATTAACTTTCTACATTCGTTCTTAGCAAGTAAGAAGTTTCCAACTATTATGCCAAGACAGTCTGGTATAGAGACCGAGTATTTGTCTTCGTTTGTAATTAATCCAGGGGAGAGTGTAATTTTAACCGAAAAACAAGCAAATAGCTTAAGGGGGCTTGAGAAGGTTAAGAGGGTCTGGGAAAGAGACGGCAAGAAGATAGAATCCCCTTGGTTAGGATTTTTAATAATAGAGCCTGTTCAAAACGTCGAAGATTTGCTAAAGTATAGTATGAGTTATGTTACAAGCAAGGATACTTTTGAGAGTGCACAGGAGGTTGGTGAGATTAAGGGTAAGGTAAGCAGAAAAGAAGGTAATATAGTTAAAGCAAGAAGTTAATGGTAGAGAAATTAATGGCGTCTAACAAGAATGAGGAGTTTTTACTCTGGCTGACCCAGCTTAAGGAGGTAGGGTTTAGTTATGAGATAGTCATAGAAAACGGAGCCATTCAGAGAGTCTACGTAAGAGAGGATGACGACGGGAACTGGGGCAATATTTTATTTGGTAGAATATTTGGCAGTGCCCACTTATCTTTTAAACAGAGAGTGTATCAGCCCAGAATTGTTAACGATAAATTAATCATAGATTATTATGAGTAAGCCAAACGATTCGGGGGAACTCCCCGTAAGGACAGAGGGGCAGTTAAGGTTTGACAGACTGCACCATGAGGCAATGGAGAACAGGAGGGTTGCGTGTTTCTGGAACGACGGGGACTGGGAGGACAGATGGGAGTTGCAGGATAAATACGCACTTCCAACTACCGAAGATTCGGGAGGGGAGTCCTATAGGAGTAACGTTAAGTCTCCAGAGATAACTGGGCGTGTTCAGAGTGCAATGCACAAGTTGTCTAAAATGAACGTAGCGTTTGTTGTACGTCCCATTAATACTGCGGCGAAATTAGCAGCGAGGGTTGACGAGTTAGTTGTCAATCATTACTTTGCCAAACAGGATTACAGGACTGTATTAAGAGACGCTTTTTATACGGCGATTGTGCACGGGACTGCACCAATAGGGGTTGAGTGGTTAAAGAGAACTAGAAAAGTTAAACAGGTTTTAACTAATCCGGAGGAATTAGACGAAGAGCAAAAGAAGAAGGTTAAGAAAGGTGAGTTGCCTTACGTAGAAGTGGAGCAGGTGGATTTTAACGCACCGGTATTGCTTAATTATCCATTGCAAAGTATTTACTTAGACCCAGCAGCGCGAAACATGCAAGGCCCAGTGCATAATTGCGGGCACGCATTTTTGGCAGAGTTAATTACCTTTGAGGATTTCAAAGCAAACTTCGAGGGTAAGGAAGGGTTTAAGGATGTTGATTTAGTAACTCCAATAACCAAAGACTGGGTTAGCCCGCAAGGGGAACAGGCCCATCCCGACAGATATCTTTACCCGCCTATAAGTAGTGACGGGGAGTATGTGTATCTTGTAAAGGGTTGGGATTATTACAAGGACGAGTACAAGGTCAAGGCTAACGAAATATATATCAAGGAAAGTCCATTGTTATATTCAGACAAGAAGATTCCCTTAGAAATGCTTAAGCCTTACAGTTTACCAAATCAACTTTACGGAGTAGGTATGGTAGACCTTTTGATACCAAGTGTGTATCAGTTAGAATTAATTCAAAACGCATTTTACGATTGGTTGCTTTATACAATCAATCCTATTTTACTTGTACAACGAAATGATTACGGTGACTTTTCAAGAAAGTATCAAGTAGTCAACGGAGACCCAGGTGCTATGTTGCCAGTCACGGACGTTGTAGGAAGTGTTCAACCATTGAAGTATCCTAATCTTACAATGGATATATTCCAGGGGATTTCAATGCTTCAAAAGGACGCAATCCTTGCAAGTCAGCACGATCCAAATCAATTGGGCGTTTTAAGAAAAGATGCAACAGCAACGGCAAACATTTTAAACAAAGAGGTTGCCGAAGCATTTGTAAATTACATTGTAGACAACTTCACAGGAACACTGGAGAATGTTGCTAGGATGTTAATCAGTAGGATTCACGAGTTCATGACTAAGCCACAGGTTAGTAAACTTGTTAATGGTGAGACTAGTGAGGGCGAGCCTTTTGAGATAGCTATTCCTGGTAAGTATGTGAACGTGGACTGGGATGAGAGGACTGTCAAAGTAGAGGACAACCCAGAGAGGGTTTCTCTAATAAAGATTTCCAAGGCACTTTACGAGTACGAGGATCCAGAAACGGGCGAACTAATAAAGGTTACCCCTAATGATTACGAGGTTTCATTAAGCGCAGAGACAAAGCAGGTAATAAGCCGAGCATTAGAACAGCAAAGGCTTATGGATTCCATGAAGATGATTATGCCTTACGCAGTTAATCCAAACGACCCACAGGCAATGATGAAGACTCCACTGCAGTTATTTAATGCAATTGAACTTGCTGATCACTTTGTGAATGTCATGGGATTACCACCAAAGCTTTTACTTAATCAAAGTGAAAACGAGAAGGAAGACATTAAGAGAGCAGAACAACAGAACATGGAAATGTATCAGGGTAAGAGGGCTGTGCCAAAAGCAGGAGAGAGTGCAACGCACATTAAGATACACACAGACTTTGAACAAATGCTTCTTAATCAATTAGAGACTCAGAAGATAGACATTGAGAGTAGCATTCGCGCGGGTATACAGTTAAGTCCAGAACAACAGCAAGGGTTTGACACGATTAGAAAAACCCTGCCATTGATTTCTGAACATATTCAGTTTGATACAACAAATATCGTAGAAGAAGCTGCAATGGTTGCAAAGGCCGGCCAAGTAGTTACGCAGGGTATGGGCCAACCGCAACCACAGCAACAACCACAGGGTCCAGATACTGGCATGGGTCAACAAATGACGCAAGCCGGGATGGGTGGAGACAGTGCGCTCCCTAATGTGCCCAAACAGGCAGGATTTACTCAAGGGGGTGCAGGGCCATTAACTAAGATGTAAAGGATGTTTAAATGACACTACAGGAGCTTACGAGCGATGAATTAAGCCAACTACGGACTACGTCTAAAGACCCTACTTTAAAGAAACTAATGGACAGCAGAATAGCTGATATTAAAAATGATGATTTTAGTATTGCCGTTAAGGATGTTGATGGTATGTTAAGGAGGGAGTATTTACGTGGCATGTGCGAGGCGTACAGTGCCGTAGCAAGCTTACAGGTAGCCGTAGAAGAGGAGTACGAACTGCGTAAGAAAGAGGAGGCTCTTGCGCAGCCTAAAAAAACATAGTATATTAAATATATAGCAATATTCGATAAAGGGAGTTGCACTTAGGGATAGACCTTAAGTGTAGCTCCTTTTTGCTTTTAAGGTTCGCCACCTAATGGCTGATTTAAAAAAGCAAAGAGACGGTTCGCTGCCGTGCATATAAATTAAGCTGTAAAATAAATGGAGCAGACTGCAGACATTAAAGAGCTTGAAGTTCAAGCCCCGGAGGAATCGCAGACCCCGGAGACAGTTACGGACGACGTAGTAACTGAGGAAGAATTAAGCGTTGAAGAACCTGTTATGGAAGAGGAGCCGAGTGAGTCGGAACCAGCACCAGTTCAGGAAGAGCCTGTCAAAGAGGAAGAGATTCCATTCGTAGAGAGGCCAGGGGTTAAGGAGAGGTTAGGCCAGATAGAAGAAAAGTATGGGTCAAAAGCTACATACTGGGACACTATCGCAGAGGTATCTCAACAAGACCCAGAGTTTCGTCTTATGGTTTTAGAGAAACTAGAAGCGTCAGGGAAATTACCAAGGGGTACCGTTGATTCTTTTAAAAAGAAAACCGAAGTCCAAGAAGAGGACAAAACGATCATTAATAACTTACCAGAGGACGTTAAGGCGGACTTACAAGCCGCGAGGCAAGTAAGGATTGAGCGAGAAGCTCAAACGCAAAACGATTTGCAAGCTGCGGAGAATTTCTTTGCTACGTTTGAGAAAGAAAGACCGGAAATTGCTGCTTCTCCAAACCCACAAAGGGTGAGGAACCTGATTTTCACACTAGCCAGTGAGTTAGTGGAGACTGACGGGAAAGATTTTCAAGTGGCAATGGACGAGGCTTACAAGACTGTCGTTCACAGGGGACAAGCGCAGAATACAGAAGTGGGTAGGGCTATTCAGTCCAACCAGGAGAACGCGAGTGCAATTGCACCAAGTGTTTCAAATGCTTCTGGCAGAACGCGCAGGTTGTCTCAGGACGAGAAAAGAGCAGCTGAATTGGCTGGTATGTCACTGGACGAGTATGTTAAGTATAAGGACTCTTCGGAGGATGATATATTTGAAAATTTATAATTTAATTTAAGGGACATATTATTATGTATAACCCAAGAATAGTAGGTAGTCCAAACCAGTACGGTACAATAAAAGTTACCGCTGGAGAGGCTATCGCAAAGAACGACTTTGTAACATTGCTTACAGATGGCGAGGCAGAAGCAACTGCAGCTGGAGAGGGAATCTTCGGTATTGCACTAGAAGCTGCATCCGCAAAGGGAGATATTATTACAGTCGCTAGGGCGTATCCAGGAATGCAAGTTCTTATGGACAACGACAATACAGGTACAACTTTCGCCGCAACACATATTGGTGGTAGGTTTGATATCACGGGAACAACTGGAGCACAAGTTGTTGACACTAGTACGGTGGCTCAGGACGGAACCGACGCAGGTCAATTATTCTGTATTGGATACAATCCAAAAGGATTTGGACTTGATTCAGACACATCTATCGGACTATTTGAGATAGCAGAAATACAAGGTCTAACTAACGCATTAAGTTAGTTTTTAATAATTTAATTTAAGTAAGATACTAAAATGACATTAACAAGTATGTCAATTGATGAAGTTGTGACACCTGGGATCAGGAAACATTTCGTCGACGAGTATAAGCAAGTAAAGCCTGCTTTGGAAAAGATTTACAAAGTAGGAACTCAGGAAAGCAAATCTGATACGTTTGAGAACTATACAGGTCTCGCAACAGTAGCAGCGGTAGCTGAAATGGGTACATATCAGGAAGATTTACCAATCAAAGCATATGGAGTTGTATTGACCCCAGCTAAGAAGGGTTTGATGATGCCTGTTACAATGGAAATGAGACAGTGGGCAAAAGCAAAGGAAATCTGGGATGGTTCAAGACACTTAGCCAGAGCATTAGCAAGAGATGTTGAGGATCAGGCAGTAGATATATTCCACGACGCATTCACAGCAACGGCAACTTCTATGACTGATGCAAAATCATTGTGTTCAGTTCTCCACCCAAGAGCGGACGGTGGAGCCGCACAGAGTAACGCATCTGCAACTGGAATCGTCTTTGACGAGACCAATGTAGAGATTGGACTTTTGGCACTTGAGTCTCAAAAGGACGACAGAGGTCAAATGATTACAGTTTTTGGAAACAGACTTATTATTCCACCTGCACTCAGAAAACAGGCCTTGATTGACCTAAGGAGTGATGGAAGAAGTGGTACTGCAGACAACGACATAAACGTATACAAATCAATGCAGTCATTCTATGGCTCTATTGAGATATTGGTATGGGATAGGTTAGGCGCAGCTAACGGAGGTTCTGACACAGCATGGTTCCTAGAGGACACATCTATGTCACAGCTAATGTGGCAATGGGCAAAAAAGCCAAACGTAACCAAGAACGACGAAATCGGATTTAAACAGGATGTAGTCTACTACAAGGGTATGTACTACGCTTCCAAGGGTTGGAGAGACTGGAGAGGAATCTGGGGTTCTAAGGGAGACGGCGCAGCATTCTCAACTTAGTAGTGGTTTGGTAGGGGGTGGAAACACCCCTTACTAGGGTACAGTTATGTTAGACCCCGCACCCAAAGTCGGGGGTAAATATTAAATAACATTTATTAATTAAAAACATGTCAGGAACACACATAAAAGGACCTTTGACAGTCAGTGGTGTTGAGGTTATAAGCGCAGCAGGTGCAATAACAGCAGACGTCCAAGCAACAGCAGGTTCTATTGGTAGTGCTGAACTTGCAGACAACACAATCAAGACAGTTTCCAAAACCTTAACTTCAGCTCAGATAGTAGGAACATCAGCTGGGGATATTGGTGCAACTGCAGGCGCAGAGCTAGTAGCAGCACCAGGGGCTGGAAAGATAATCGAGTTTGTAAGTGCAATCCTTTCTTACGATTATGATACCGCAGCCTATACAGGTGGTGGTGATGACTTAGTCATAAGACAAGGAACTACAGCAATGACTGCCCCAATAGCAAAGGCAGATTTGCTGGCAGACACTGAAGACGACATAGCTTATGTAAATGCACTAAGTGCAGGAGACATAAAGGTAACCGCAAACAGTGCACTTAACCTATTTGCGGGAACAGCATACACACAGCCAGGAACAGCAAAAGGTGTTTTAAGGGTAGTTTGTAACTATAGAATACACAGTATTTAATGGGATACAGTGAAAACGATTTAAGAAAAATGGCAAGGGACCCGAAATTCATGGCTAATCGCTGGGAACAACGGGCCCGCGCCAGTGAGAGGGAGATGGATGCCAAAAGGGCAGACCTAACGCACGAGGAAAGGGTTGTTAAGGATAGGATGATAAAAGCCCAGTATGAGAGAGCTAAAATGTACAAAAAGAGGGCTTCTTAATTTTAGTATATAGGGCAATGACTTTAGACGAGATAAGAAAATCAGTCGGAAGGAAGTGCTCACTTTTGGACGGTAGTGGGAACTTCGTAGACGGCTTGATATTGGAAGCTGATTTAACTGCAATGGCAAACGAAAGGTGGAGATATCTTCACTTGAAGTATGCCAATAAATTTCCAGAAGCGCTTACAGTGGATGTTTTTGCCGACTTAGTAGACGGAGAAGGCACTTACCCGTTAGGCACAACCGATTTAACGGAGTTTGATTTGGTGTACGTGGGGATTAAGTACGCGTCTACGGACACGAGTTACAGGAGGGTTATCCCTCGTTCTCACAAATCTTTATTTACCGAGAGTACAGACAAAACCAAGTTTACCAAGAACAGTCCTTATTATTATATTCTTCCAGCAGACATAGTAGCTCCAGCAACACACATCTCGCAAAGGGCTATTGAAATAGTTCCTACGCCAGATGCAGCCGTGGAAAACGGACTAATGTACAGAATGGTAGAATTACCAACCGCAATGAGCGCGGAAGCAGACACACCTTACACGCTTCCAAGTATCATGCACGAATTGATTGTGGATTACATGGTAGCAGATGTATGGCAGATTAAGAGAGACTGGGCAAACAGTAACGAGGCCATGGGAAGGGCAACATACAACGAGAGGAGATTCTTTGACGAGTATCAAATTAGTAGTTCAGACGTACCAATAAAGATAGAGACGAGCAGGAGGTTTACACCTAACATAAGATAGCAATTAAATGGCAGAATTAGACAACACATTCCAGCGAAGCGGTGTTCCTTTGGAGATTGGGGAACTCTGGCAAGGAAATGACTTCTTCTTTGGTAGTACACAAATTCCCGGGACAACCAGACTAGCTTTTAATACTAGGTGTACAGAGGGGAACTGTTTTGACCGAAGAAGGGGTTATGTAGTTTGGGGTGGTGGTGGAGACGCAGGGCAGGTGTACGCGTCAATGGTTTTACAGCAGGGGACGAGTGCGGACATATTCCTAAGGTTGGTAGACGGTGCGGGAGCTGGTGTTCAGCTTCAAAAGTACGACGCTGTTAACGACGAATGGGACGACATAGGAACCAACATAGGAACTGCAGACGACAGAACAGACTTTTCTTGGACTTATGTACAGATAGCCGGGGAAGACAGAGTTTATTTCACCAATGGAGTTTCAGATCTACTCTACACAAATGGCACGGCGGTAACAACAGTGCCGGGAATAAAAGGTAAGTTTATTACCAGTATGGGAAATATTCTCTTAATGGGGCATATGACAGCGACGTATACCAGTAATACCTTTGTCTACTCAAGCGCGGGTACGCACAATTTCTATTTAGATGACGGGATAGAGGATTATCTAACTACGAGTCAAAAGGTTACGGTGGACGGCATTATTACAGGAATTAAATCTTTCAATTGGATGGTTTATGTTTTCACAGAAAGTGATGGTATGTTCGAGGTTGATGCAAGGAGTGGATACGTTAACGATTTTAGGCAAATTACAACACACGGAACCATGTGTCCAAAGAGTATTGCGGTGGGTGCAGATTCTATGTTCTGGGCAGACCAGTACGGAGTGTGGCAATTGCCTATAGGCGGAAGCGTGCAAAAGATTTCAAAGAGTGTTGACAAGATATTTCAATGTGTAACTGGTGCTAATTTTTATCAGTTAACGGGAGGGGTAAACAACAAAGAACAGTACGAACTTCATTTGGGAGATTTAACATTCGAGGGTACGGCATACAAGAAGGTTGCTTTGGTTTACGAGATAGAACAGAGTAGGTTTTACGAGAGGAATATCTGGAGGGTGGACACGGACAAGGTTTTTGCTAACAACATAGTTACCTGGGCCAATGAGTACGGTTTCCCGATAACTTTTTATGGTGACCGATATACCCAAACAACGTATCAAACGGATTATGGGTACGCAGACATAACAGACGAAATCACCATGACCTGGCAGAGTAAGGACTTTGTACTTGCTAACGACAAACAGGAGATTACCTTAGAGGATATCTATATACGGTACGAACCACTTGGAGCTGACGACATACCCATCACTGTGTACGCACGTATGGATACAGGAGCCTGGGTGACCGTTAAGACACAGGATTTACCTGTAAGTGCCAAGTCACACTACACAGTTAGAATGCAGGCCCCTATGGGGCTCACAGGGCGTAGTGTGGCGATCAAGATTGTTTCAACAAGTAGCTTGCCATTGAAGATAAGAAATATTTTAGTTACTCATTCGTATAACTCAAGTGAGAGAAGACTATGATAGATACATCAAATCCAAAATTATCAACCCTGACGCTGTCGGATTTAATCGCTGGTGATTCTCCTCAACTGCCCCGAAGAGAAATTGCAGGGCTGGTAAGGTGGTGGAACATAGGGAGTGCTTCTGCTGACAAGATCAACTACAAGGATTTCAGGATTAACAAGGGAGAAATAACCATTGGACAAGGTAACTCTGTTTTTAATGCGGATAGTAATGGTATTTATTTAGGTAACGCAGTTTACGCAAGTGCCCCGTTCAGGGTAGACATGAGTGGTAATTTTTACGCAGTCAGTGCGCAAATTACGGGAACAATCAACGCAACAAGTGGAGTGATTGGTGGTTTTACTATTACCCCTACCCAGATGTATGGAGGTATTATTAAGACTTCGGAAACCGTGGAGGCTGGTGGAAATGGTGTTATCATGGACACAGCTGGATTGAGGGGTTACAGTGCGGCTTACGGGAAGGTTTTTGATATTCCAACCGACGGGAGTGCACCTACTTTTAGTAGCGGTGTAATAAACAGTTCTATCTTTGAGATCAACACTAACAGTATCCTTCGTACTAGCGAAACCGTGGGAGACGGAACAGTGAATAGTGCGGGGATTTTAATAAATGAGAGTGGGGTTTACGCATGTGGTGCAAATCAAACACTTGCTGCGGCCAACGTTAGAATACTTTCAACGGGTGTTGCTACATTTAGTGGTAGTGTCAAAGGTGGTATGACGGATTACATGGAAGGAGCAGGATATTTTATGGGTTTGAGTGGAGGAGAATACAAATTGGCCGTAGGCAGTCCAAGTGGAAACCATTTGAGCTGGGACAACGAGCAGTTAAGGGTTAAGGGTGTAATTGAGATGGACGGACCTTTAAACTTGGAGGGGTACGCAACAGTGGATTTACCTATTTCTCCAAGTAGTCCAGGATTAGCGCTACCAAGTGCGGTAGAATAAGTTTATTATTTAAGGAATGGCAAGTTTAGGTACAAACACAAACGGACAATTCTCGGTTATGTCAAACACGAGGGCATATCCTTATATTTATGTTAACGACGTAGAGCTGGATATTGTTAATAACAGAACATTGGTTAGGGCTGCGTTTAAGGTTGCCAGACCTAATACTGCTTATTGGGTGGTTGGAGATTACGATAACACGCCAACAGTTCAGGTAAGTTATGGTTGGAGGGCAACACCTGTTAATTTCGCACAGTATGGAAACAACGATGAAATAGTCCACGTAATAGAGAGATGGGTAAGTCACAATCCTGATGGTACTGGTTCGGTTTGGGTGCAATGGGACGGAGATTTGGGAACAGGTTGGGGTACTCATTCATTTGGTGCTTCCTATACTCTTAATACAATTAAGAGAGCCACTGCCGTATCTACGACAGCCGCATCTTCGGTGGGTGGAACGAGTGCAACCGTAGGTGGAAATGTAACAGACGGGGGTGTTCCTGTTTGTACGGAAAGAGGTGTTTACTGGGGGACCACAGCTGGTAGCCAACCCAACAAGGTGGCTTCGGGAAGCGGAGCTGGAGCATTTAATGTCAATATGTCAGGACTTGAGAGGGGAACGCAGTATTATTTTAAGGCTTACAGTTACAACAGTAGTGGTTACCGATATGGCAGTGTATCAGATTTTACAACTACTTCGGATATCGCGAGTGTCACAACCGGAACTGCTAGTAGTGTTACTTACAATGGAGCAACTGTAACCGGTTCCGTGACGGACGACAACGGGGCGGCTGTAACCGAGAAGGGAATCTGTTTTGATACTTCAACTGGACCAACAATCACAGACAGTAAGGTAACTTCTGGAACAGGAGAGGGGGCTATTAGTAGTAACCTAACGGGCCTTACTCCCAACACGAAGTATTACGCAAAAGCCTACGCAACAAACAGTCAGGGAACAGGTTATGGAGGAGAGATTGAATTTACAACGGTAACAGCAGAGCCAACAGTTACAACGACTGCTGGTGCAACAGGGCTTACGATTTCAACGGCCACAGTGGGGGGAGAAGTGGTTAGTGGGAATGGCTCAACAATTACCGAACGTGGGTTTGTTTATGCCACAACAGCGAATCCAACAATTTTGAATAGTAAGTTAGTAGTTGCAGGAACAACGGGAGTCATGAGCGGGGGGATTACAAGTCTTCTTACGGCGACCCTTTACCACTTTAGGGCTTACGCAACCAATGCCAACGGGACTGGCTATGGAAGCGATCAGACATTTACAACCCTACCAGGAGACCCAAGTGGCTTAAGTGCGAGTATGGTAAGCAAGAGTGCTATTGATTTATCTTGGACTAAAGGGAGTGGGGGTTCTTATACGATAGTGAGAAGAGGGGCAACTCCCCCTTCTAACATTAACAGTGGGACTTTGGTTTACCAAGGGACAGAAAGTAGTTGTTCTGATACGGGACTTTCAGTTGGAACTATGTACTATTACCGGGCTTGGAGTGCGACCACTGCTGACTGGAGTGTTGCATACAGTGGTAGTTATAGTTCTGCTAACAAGGAGACGCAGTATGACTTTATTGACCCTGCCAACGCAATGGTTGACGATATAAGTTACTCAACTGTAAAGACCAATGATGGGAAACTGTCTGCACAGATCAGTAAGGACGGCGGGGCTACATGGTCTACGGTAAGAGAGTTAACTTTGACTGCTTCTATTCAGACATTGTCTTTTGGCACTGGTTCTTCTGATTTGTGGGGCTTGTCCCTGACAGGTGCAAGTATGTCAAACACAAATTTTAGGGTACGCTTAACGGGAGGTTCTCAGTCGTTATCTAGGCAAACATACAAAACTTTTGGTTTCTCTTTAAATGCGGCATATATTTTAACTGGGGTAGACGTTCAGGTAAAAGCTGCTTTTGACGGAACGGATATACTTTTGTATTTTGTGAAGGTTAATCCATATTTCGGAACCTCACCACTTCCTATTGGGGAGGGGAGTCTTGCTTACGACACTACAACGGATCTAGTAACTTACTACAACGGAACGGCATGGAAGGGGCTTTTAACCTCGGATTCCTTGCCGGTAAATTTGGTAACCACCGATGGCACACAGACACTTACAAACAAGACTTTATCTACAGGGAGTGTGATTGACGCAAACGTTACGGTTACAGAAGTTCTTAAGAAGGTTTATCCTGTTGGTTGCATATACATTTCTGTTACTTCAACTAATCCAGCGACAGTGTTTGGATTTGGTACGTGGACTGCTTTCGGTGCGGGTAAAACATTAGTAGGACTAGACAGTGGAAACACAGCATTTGACACGGCAGAGGAAACGGGTGGTGTGGAGACAGTAACCTTAACAAGTGCACAGTCGGGAGTACCAGCACACAATCACGGTAATACAGGAAACCAAAGTGCTGACCACACTCACGATACACATGTAGACTGGTCAATGAGGGCTGGTACCGGTGGATATGGTTATTTCACGGGTGCGTCATCAGATACTAGGGGGAATGCAACTAGCGGGGTAAGTGCAAATCACACACACGCCGTTGGGAATAACACAGCAGCGAATGCGGCTGAAGCACACACAA